CGATGGTCAATCATGCGATATTATTTTTGGCGATGTTTCGGATCAAAGTAGAGGACGCATTCGTTACGACTCTTCTGACAATATGATTTTCCAAACTAATAATTTGTCAGAAAAGATGCGCATTACATCGTCTGGCCTTTTTGGTCTCGGCACTGATAGTCCTAGCGATTTGCTTGAGCTATCTGGTACTACGGCACAACCTGCTATTAGGCTGACGGATGCAGATGTTAGTGGCTTATATCATAGAATATTTACACCAACAAATACTGGATTAGCTATTTCTGCGGACACTGGAAACGTAGCCGCAGACAGTTTTGTTCGTTTTGATGTTGATGGCGCAGAACGTATGCGCGTTGACTCCTCTGGCAATGTTGGTATTGGTACTAGTAGTCCTGACAAACTGCTTCATATTGCCGCTTCATCAAACCCAACGTTTAGAATAGAAAATACCGACACAACAGCGGCAGTCAATCAATCAATAGGCAAGATAGAATTTGAAGGACAAGATTCTTCAACAAATGCTTCTGGGGTTAGAGCCTTAATAGATGCTCAATATTCAGGAGTAGGTGGTCAAGGCAGATTTGTATTCCAACTTGCGCAAGAAAACTCGGCGAGTCTAAGCGATTCGGTGAAACTTAATTATAGTACGCAGCAGTTCTTTACTAACAACACAGAAGCCATGCGCATTGACTCATCAGGCAACCTGTTGGTGGGGAAGACTGCTGCGTCAGGTTCTACAGAGGGCGCGGAGTTAAGAGCAGACGGTCGATTACTTGCTGTTTCAACTTCAGATTTTGCAGGATATTTTAATCGCAAAACCACTGATGGTGAAATTGTTCGTTTTGTAAAAGACACCACAACCATAGGTAATATTGGTAGCTATTCGACGGATAGGCTTTATATTGCAGACCAAAGCAATGGCCTTCAATTTGACCAAGCCGTTATCAGACCTTGTGATAACACAGGTGCAAATACCGATGATGTTGTAACTCTTGGCAGTTCTGGTTCTCGCTTCAAAGACGCTCATTTCTCTGGCACTGTAAATGCTAATGCATTCGTAGGTGACGGCTCAGGGCTTACTGGTGTTGGTGGTGGTGGAGTCTTAATTACTAACTTCACTTCTAGTGGATCTTTCAGCAAAAACGCTGACTCCAAGTATATAATTTTTATGGCACTTGGCGGTGGCGGTGGCGGCGCCGGAGGTATGGGCGGTGGTGGGTTTCAAGAAGGCGGGTCGGGAGGTTCTGGAGCGGGGTGTCATGTAAGGCAGTATTATGCGTCAGCCGTGGACTCTACTGTTACTGTTGTAATCGGTGCAGGTGGTAGCGGCGGCGGTAATAGTAATAACGGTAGCGCCGGCGGCACATCCCAAGTTCACCGTGTTAATGAAACCGAATTTCCTTATGTACAAGGTGGCGGTGGCGGTGGTGGGCTTAGACAGGATATAGGGCCTTCTGGGGGCGGCTTTACTGTAGGTGGAAGCGGCACGAGCACAAACGGTTTTGGCGGGTATATAACAAAAAGTAACGGTGATACAACTGTAGCTTTTGGGCTTCAAGGCGGAAGAGCACAAGCCCTAAATAGCTCTAACCAAGGCGGAGGAGCCGCTGAATATGGCGGCGGTGGTGGCGGCGGTTGTGGTCAAGGCGGCAATAACGGCAATGGCAATAACGGCGGTTCCTCCTATTACGGCGGCGCAGGCGGCGGTGGTGGCGGCTATAAAGACGGTTCTTCCACTAACTATACCGGCGGTTCTGGCGGTTCTTCCGGTAGGCCCGCGACAGACTTATCAGAAATAGATGGATCAAGATCGGGCGGCGGCGGTGGCGGCGGTAATGGTAATAGCGGTGTTAATGGCACGAACGGAGCTAACCAAGTATTTTGGTCTATAGCAGGCACTGGAGGCGGCGGCGGTTCCTCTGCCAACCCTAGCGGAACTGGCGGTAATGGCGGTACTGGCGGTTATGGTTGCGGTGGCGGCGCAGGCGGTGCAGGCTCTTCAGGTGGTACTGGTGGAGCGGGCGGTCAAGGCTATGTAAAAATTATAGAGATACTAGGTTAGAGAGGAGGTGAGGCATGAGATACGCATTTATTGACGCAAACAACAAAGTTATAAACGTAATTATAGCGGATGAAGATTTTGCAAACGCCCATAATAATAGTATAACTGAAGAAACTGTTAATCCTCGGACTCTTATAGCTGTTTCAGATAGCGTAAAAGCAGGAGATACTTATAATAGTGAAACAGCAGAGTTTGTAGCGGCAGAGCCTAACGACAGCGCCATAGCAGAGCGGGTAAGAGCGGAGCGGAATTCTTTGTTAGAAGATTCGGATTGGACTCAAAATTCTGACGCGCCGATAAATAAAGAAGCGTGGGCAGCATATCGTCAAGCGCTTCGGGATATTCCTCAACAAGAAAACTTTCCGTTTAGAATTATTTGGCCTAACAAGCCTTAATTGCCGACTAGGATAAATAATGACGCCTGACTTTATAGGGGTTTACGACAACGTGCTATCTAGTGAAGATTGCCAAGAAATAATAACTAGAATGCAAGAAATGAGTTTGGCGGGATATGGTGAAACTAGACCGCAACCTTCTTTTGAGATATCAGACGAAACATTTCGTAACGAAAAAAGTGCTTTTTTAACCAACGAACAAAGTCAAAACGTATTTAGAGCTTTGTGGAACTACGGTTATGATTTGTACGCCCAAGAATTTGATATTTTAAAGCGCTTTGCAAAACACGAAGTGTGGCAGATTAAAGGACAGATAACAAAATCTGGAGAGGGGTACCACGTTTGGCACTGCGAAGCTATGGATATGCAATCGTCTGTCAGGTTGCTATCTTATATTCTATATTTAAACGATATAGATGAGGGTGGGGAAACAGAATTTTTATACTACAAAAAACGGATAAAACCAAAAGCAGGTACTTTGTTAGTATTTCCTGCTTATTTTACGCACACGCACCGAGGCAACACTAACCTGTCTGATAAAGACAAAGTTATCTTAACTGGTTGGTACACCTTTTGTTAACAACTTTAATGTTACAGCCTTGTAAGCCTAAAATACAAAGGAAACTAAGATGACAATTTTTAATTGGACTATCGCAACTTTAGAGTACGACCTACAGCCCTCTGACATGGACGGCGCTGTTATTGTCGCACACTGGAGAGTAAACGCTGAAGAAACAACTGGAGACGATGCTGTAACGTACACTGCATCTGCTTACGGCACTTGTGGCTTCAACCCTGACCCCTCAGCAGAAGGTTATGTACCCTACGCTGATCTTACTCAAGAGATTGTTCTTGGGTGGGTGTACGACTCAGTAGACAAAGACGCTACTGAAGCAAGTCTGCAATCAAACATTGATTTGCAGGTCAACCCTGTCACTGCTGCGGGTGTTCCGTGGTAGTTTTTAACTAGGAGTAAATCTAATGGGTAAAGACAACAAACCCCAAATGATTACGATTAATGATGTTGAATATGATGCAACTACATTTACTGACGAGCAGGTGATTTTTACGAATCACTGTCTTGATCTGGACAAGAAGATTGGCAACATGAACTTCCAGTTACAGCAGCTACAAGTGGGTAAGGATTCTTTCTTGAAGATGCTTACTGAGTCTTTAGAGACTGTAGATGATTCGCTTGAAACACAGCTTGATTAAAGTCTGGTAAACGTGACTCACCTGTTCTTGCTAATGGTTCTGGTTAATGGACAGGTGGAGTCATCTGATATGTACTTCTTTAATATTCATCGTTGCAACTACTTTGCTAATGCAATAGTAACAGGCAAGGTAGAACGCACTATGAACTCTGAACCAAGACGCATAACCCTCGCGGCCTACTGTTTGCCACGAGTCGCAGATAAAGAAGCAGTGAGGGTATATGAGTGATAGAGATTATTGCAGCGGTATCAGCAGCAGGGAAGGCGTTTAACTACATCCAACAAGCTGTCAACAAAGGTCATGAGATAAACGATCTAGCACATAAGTTTGGTGCTTTCTTTGACGCAAAGGATAAGATCGGTGAAGTAGAGGCAGGTGTTGAGAATGCTTCAGCAATGTCTAAGTTATTTGCCAAAGGCTCTGTAGAAAATGCAGCACTACAGATTACAATGGCCAAACAGAAGACTCAGCAGATGGAGCGACAGCTTCGCGAGATTATCACCTACACAGCAGGTCAGGATGTTTACATTGAAATGCTCAGGACTCGAGCAACTATCCGTAAACAAAGGTTAGAATCAGCACGAGCTAGAGCTGCACGAAAGCGTTTAATCATTGATGGTATTGGATTCGCGTTTCTTGGAACAATACTTTTTGCCTGTATCATGGCAGTGGTAGGAGTAGTAGTTTGAGTCTAATAGATTACGCCAAGACAGAACGCCAACGCGAAGCAGTTAAAGCGTGGGAAGACTGCGGTGAAGTAGTTGCTAAAGCGGCGGGTGTCTTGGGTATTTCTCCGTCCACAGTACGCGACCACATTGGTGCGGTTAAAAACTACGCCGCCAGTGCAGGCTACTCAAGCAATTGGGATGCGACCCGACACGTTCCTGAAGGCGAAATTGTTATTGGTCGTAGCATCTATACCGCAGATGACGAAGGTAACAAGGCTTGGTTAAAGACTAAACGAACCATGACCGAGGCTGCGCGAGACAAAGCGCTACAAGGTTTTGTTGATGGTCTGACCAAAGGGGTTAAACCTTACAAGCCAAAGGCCAAGCCAAAGACTAAGAAGTTTGATGCAGATTTATTGCCTACAATTGTGATAGGTGACGCACACTTCGGTATGAGGGCAGACGCAAGAGAGACCAAGGCTCGTGACTACGACACCAAGATAGCCTCTAATGATATGTTAGCGGCTATAGAGTATTTGGTAGATGCTGCCCCTGCATCCGATCAGGCACTACTGGTCAACGTAGGAGACTTCATTCACGCAAACGGGAGTAGTGGTACTACCTTTGGAGGAACGAAGCTAGACGTAGACACCAGAATAGAGGTAGTGCTTGAGACAGCCGCGCAGACTTTCCTATTTGCAATAGATAAGCTGCTTGCGAAACACAAGAGTTGCGTTGTAGTGATGGCTAGAGGTAACCACGATTCTGATACTGCCATTGCCCTCGCGTTAATTTTGAAGTTTTATTACTCCAAAGAACCACGAGTGACTATCTTAGACCCGCACGGATTCTTTCATACAATGCAGTTTGGCAAGAACCTATTAGCGGTACATCACGGGGATAAGGTCAAGGCTGTAAAGTTAGGCGCTATTCTCCCTAAGATGTTACCAGAGCAGTGGGCAGAGACTGTGTATAGGAAGTGGTTAGTAGGACACATACATCACCAGAACGCCATCGAAACAGATAACGGCGTTTTCGTGGAAGCCTTTGGGACATTAGCCCCGCCTGACTCTTGGCATGCAGGAGCAGGATACGGCGCTTCCAGTGTGATGAATCAAGTAGTATTCCATCGTGACGGGGGAGAAGTTATCCGTCATGTTTATCAAATCAGAGACTCGCGGAAAGTCCCTGACCTGACATTATAGGTGTAGTATGGATTATCAAGTCATGTTCAACATCACAATAGCAGTCGCAGGATTCGTTGTTGGATGGTTAGTTAATCGAGTCTTTGCATTATTGGATAGGATTGATGCTGACATGAAAGCCATACCTATTATGTATGTAGCAAAAGAAGACTACCGCGATGACATACGAGAAATCAAAGAGATGCTCGGTGCTATCTTTAAACGACTTGATACCAAGGCAGACAAATAGGAGTCCGCATGAAATACGTTAAAGTAATAGGCAAGTTTACAAAAGCAAAGTTCATGGGTTCAACTGACGAGCAAGCTACTGTTGTCGTGTTGTTGACTGCATTTTTTCTGATAGCGTTTGCGGTGGCTTAAATGTTAGCAATGCTAGGGTCGCTCATAGAGCCAGTGTCTACTTTGTTAGATAAGGCAATACCTGATAAAGACTTGAAGGAAAAGTTGGCTCATGAGATTGCGACTATGGCAGAGCGTCATACGCATGCTCAAGTCCAAGCGCAGCTAGAGATTAACAAGGTAGAAGCCAAGCACAACTCAATGTTTGTCGCAGGATGGCGACCTGCTTGTGGATGGGTCTGTGTATTAGGCATGGCGGGTAACTTCCTTGTCATTCCTTTCGCGAACATGACTTTGAATCTGCTAGATACTGGCGTTGAAGTTCCAATGATTGACCTTGCGACAATGCTGCCTGTGTTAATGGGCATGCTCGGCCTCGGTGGACTACGCTCCTTTGAGAAAGTTAAGAAAGTAGAGCGAAACAACTAGGAATTATTATGGCTGCTATTCAGCAAATTCAAAATTTAATTGCTCGATCTCAACCTATCCCGCCTGACTTGCAAGTTGCTGCTTTGCTAGAGGCTCAACAACAGGGGCTTAGCAGTAATGCTCTTGCAGGAGTATTTGGCGTACCTGAGTCTATGATTGGAGATGCAGTCTCAGCGCTTGGTTTGGGTGGTCAGCTATCTCCAAGCCTTGGTGGGACGTTAAATGCTGAAGTCACTGATAATAGTGGCGAAGGTAATGGTTTGTTTGAAACCTTATCTAAAGGCAACACATTATTTAATTCAGGCAAACAAGCTGTCGATGCGTTACAGCAATATAATATTATAAATAATACTCCTTCAGTGGCTGCTACTGCGGCAACTACTATGGAAGAGCTAGCCGCCAATAATCCACTAATAATACAAAATTTTGGTAACGCGGGTAGTGATGGTGTGCAAGTTTTAACCGAAGCGCAAAAAGCCGCTCAAATGAAAGACGCTGCCGACATATTTGCAGGCAATCTTGGCTCTGTTGTTGGCGCGGTTAGCGGTCAAGAGTCCACATCAGAAACTTTTGGGTTAGGCGCGTTAGGTAAGCTAGGTCTTATAAACCCTGCCGCAGCACTAGCCTATCGTATCTTTGACGCGATGGACTTGTTCGGTGGTGGTGGTTTAAAAGAAACGCCAATGACTGAAGCAGAAGCTGCAACCTACGCAGCAGAGTCTAGGCTAGCCTCTACGCTACAAGGACAAGGAGAAGGTGCTGCGGAGTTAATACTAGACGCTGTAGAGCAAGCAAGGGCAGCCAATGTAAAGCCAGAGGACATTGCCGAAACCCTTAACAGTTCTGACAACCCCGTTGCAGGTTTGGTTAACTTAACTGTTGGCTCAAATCAAATGCTTAGCGAGGCAGATTTAGCAGCGGCTCAAGCAGCAGCGGCTCAGCCAACAACAGACGAAACCGTAGACCTAACAGCAGATACTACCGCTAATGAACTACTAACAATAGGGTCAGGCGATGGTTCTTTAGGTGATGCAGCAGACTTAGGGACAGTCAGTCAAGACCCAACAGTAGATCAAGAAACGGTTAGCGATGTTAATGAAACGTGGACTTACGACAAAGCAACAGACAGCTTTATCAGTTCGACTCGCGGAGACCGTATTCGCAACCGAGGTAACGCAGACCTAAAAGACGGTGGTGTATACGCAGTAACTCCGGTTCTTGGCACTGACGGAGTCATGGCAGAGAATGTAGTAGACACAGAAACTAACGATTCGGTTGGTATATTTAGCATAGACATCAATACAGGCTTGCCTACGATTACCAAGAGCGTTGATACAGGCACTGGCGATACTGATGAAGATACATTCAATACTGTCGGAGACACATTAAACACTGGCGAAACATTAACTGTTGGCGATACCGCAACAGGTGGAGATGACTTTAATACGGTTACTGATAATAACAATACAGGCCAAGTTTTAACTGTTGGAGACACTACGGTAGTTGATCCAGTAGTAACTACGTCAACTGTCGCAACAACTCCAACAGTGATTAATGGAGCGAATGGTGCTGATGGTGCTGATGGCGCTGATGGTGTAGATGGTGTAAACGGTCAAGACGGAAGAGATGGAAGAGACGGCAAGGACGGCAAAGATGGAATAATTGGATTGTTCTCTGCTATTCAAAGCACCCCTATTACTGACTCGCTTTTCTTTGAGCCAAAGTTTACAGAGCTAGACAACATTCCAGTAGGGATGTTTGAGCGATTCTTACAAGCCACTGGAGGCAGGTAGATGACATACTTAGAAGCAATTAACAACGTCCTCCGCAGGTTACGAGAAGATGAAGTCACTACTACGAGTGAGACTTCGTACTCCGCTCTGATAGGCGACCTTGTTAATGACGCGAAGAAGCTAGTAGAAGACTCATGGAACTGGTCTGCATTGCGCAGCACCATTCAAGTTTCTACGGTAGTTGGTCAGGCCGAGTATTCTCTTACTGGCTCAGGTCAGAGTGCAGTTATCAAACAAGCACTCAGCAGTAGTGGTCACGGATTCTTGACGCTAAACACTGTGCCGTATTTTGACAACGTGTACTTCAATCAGACTCCTGCAAGCGCAGTGCCTACGGATTACATTGTCAGTGGCGTGGATGATAACGATGATCTAAAGGTGAAGGTCTACCCACAGCCTGACGCTGTGTACACGCTACGGTTTGATATTGCATCACCACAAGCTCTACTCGCGGCAGATGCTACGAAGATTAAAGTCCCGTATCATCCTGTCGTACAGATGGCCTACGCTATGGCTCTTCGCGAAAGGGGTGAGACAGGTGGTCAGTCAGCAGCAGAGCAGTTTGCAGTAGCTTCATCAGCGTTGTCAGATGCGATTGCAGTAGACGCTAACCGATACCCCTCAGAAACAACTTACATGGTGGTGTAGATGGCTCAACAACTACAGAGCATTACAATCACAGCTCCGGGATTTGCAGGGATAAACACCCAAGACGCACCTCTCGCGCAAGAGCCTAGCTTTGCCGCTGTTGCGGACAACTGCGTGATTGATAAAGAGGGTAGGGTTGCCGCGAGAAAGGGCTACAACCTAATCTCTACTAATGGAGTGTCTGTGCTAGGCAGCTCTGATGGCATTGAGTCTATGGGCGAGTTTGTTGCCAATGACGGGGATACTCTTTTCTTCTCGGCAGGAAACAACAAAATCTTTTCAGGCACTACCACGCTAACCGACCTGACTCCTGCGGGATATACCATTACCGATAACAATTGGAAGATGGTTAGCTTTAATGATTCGATGTATTTCTTTCAGCGCGGGTATGAGCCGCTACTTTATAAAGATAGCACAGGGGTGTTTGACCCTATGTCCGATCATGGACACGCTACAGGCATACCCCCTCAAGGTAATGAGTGCCTTGCTGCGTTCGGTAGGTTATGGGTAGCAGACTTTACAGACAATAAATCTACAATCTACTGGTCTGATCTGTTAAACGGCTCACACTGGACAGGAGGCTCTACAGGCTCGATTGATATCACTACTGTCTGGCCTACAGGGTACGACACAATTGTTGCTCTAGCGGCTCACAACGGCTTCCTAGTGATATTCGGCAGGAACTCTATCGTTATATACGAAGGAGCAGACAGCCCTGCCAACATGACTCTCGCGGATACTATCTCTAATGTGGGTTGTGTATCGCGAGATGCGGTGGTATCTACTGGTAAAGACCTGATCTTCCTTGATGACTCCGGTGTTAGAAGCCTAGCCAGAACAATCCAAGAGAAGTCAGCCCCTATTGGCGACATCTCTAAGAATGTAAACAACGACATCAAATCTCTTTTCGCGGCAGAAACCGGAAATATTAGTATGCACTACTCGCCTCGCGAGGCGTTTGTGTTACTAAACTTCCCACAGTTAGCCGTAGTATATTGCTTTGATACTCGCTTCCCTCTACAAGATGGGAGTTTTAGAGCCACCACATGGTCGCATATTAACCCGTTGTGTTTTGCCAACACCTCTACCGAGGCTTTATATATTGGCAACAGTGCGGGTATTGCTCAATACACGGGGTTTAATGATGGAACAACCAATTATCTTCTTAGCTACTTTAGTCATCCTCTTAGCTTTGGCGATACATCTAACCTAAAGTTCTTGAAGAAGATCAACCTCACTACCTTTGATGGGGCTGAGGCTACAGTGGTATTGAACTGGGCATACGACTACTCTGGTGCGTACAAAAAGCAAGCGTATACCTTACCCAAGTCCAATGTGGGACAATACAATATCTCAGAATTTAACACAGAGGCAGAGTATTCTTCCTCTATCGCACTCATAACGCGCAAGAAAATCAATACGTCAGGACAGGGTACAGTAGTAGCCGTTGGCGTAGAGACCACAGTTGATGGCAAGACTATTGCCTTGCAAGAAATTAATATTCAAGCCCTAATGGGAAGGATTGTGTAATGTCTAACTACACGAAGATAACGAACTTCGCAGCTAAGGATGCTTTGGTTAGTGGTAACCCCGCTAAAGTAATCAAAGGCACTGAGGTAGGGGCTGAGTACGATGCAATTGCTGTCGCAGTAAACAGCAAGTCTAACTCTGAGTCTCCTACATTCACAGGAACGGTAACCGCAGCTAACTTAGTCGTTAGTGGTACGTCTACCTTTGCAACAATTGATGGAGGTACTTACTAATGGGTGAAGAATTACAGAATTTTTTAAGTGGCTTGATTGGCAGCAACACAGGTAACCTCATCGCGGGATTAGGTGGAGCGGCTGCGCAAAACGAAGCAATTAAAGACATTCGCGGCTTAGGCAAAGACGCTACAACAGCTATCTATGGCCCAGATTATACCGTTCCTGAAGGCGGCTTGCTTGGCATGGTCAAAGCTGAGTCTCAGTTTAAACCGTTTGGCATTACCACGCCTACTGGCGCAAGAGCTACTTTTAGTTCTACGGGCAACATGGATACAATGCTAAGCCCTACTGAACAGGCTTTGCAGGAAAGAATGCTAGGCTTTGGTAGTCGCGCATTTGGGTTCTTGGATGACCCTAAAGCTCGTGCAGACGAGCAAGCTAATGTAATAGGTATGCTTACGCAAGACCCTACACAAAGGGCTGCGCGAGAGCAGGAAATAATGGGCAACCTTACAGCTTTGCAAGCACCTGAGCAGGAGCGTCAACGTCTTGCCCTCGAGGAGCGTCTATTTGGACAGGGAAGGACAGGTGTTCAAACCAGTATGTTTGGTGGTACGCCTGAGCAACTTGCTCTTGAGAAGGCCATACAGGAGCAGCAAGCAGGTTCTGCATTAACCGCCATGGAACAGGCTCGAGCAGAGCAAGCGTTAACGTCACAGCAAACACTGCAAGGCTTGGGTGAGACACGAGCAAGACTAGGGCTACTAGGCGAGTTAGGTCTACAGTCTCTACCTGCCGCCTATCAAGGCCAGAACCAACTCCTCGCGAACCTTGCTCCTGCATTAGAGGAGGCAAGAATTAGAGCTGCTTTGCAGTCAAGCGCGGTAGGAATAGGAGCAGGACTAGCAGAGTCAGGACTAGAAGCGCAGCTAGGCTACGAAGGACTTGCAGCAGCGTTACGTCAGCAGCAGTTCCAAGGTTTGTTTGATTTGTTAAAGGGCGAACAGGCTGCTAAAGCACCACAAGCGCAAGATGGCAGCAATCTCATGAAATCACTGTTTGACTTTACCGTTGGTAATAACACTCCTTTTCCGGGATAACAACTATGACACCTATCAATATAAACACACTCTTCGCGGATATCATTGATACTCCTGAGCAGCGTCAAGAAAAGCTACTACAGCAGGGCATGACACAAGGTCGGCTGTTGTCTTCTAATCTTACCGGATTAGCTAGAGCCGCAGCTCCTCTTGCTCAGATGGCAGGTCAGCTAGGCGTACAGCGCAACGAAGACTTGCGCCGTGGTGTACAGCCTTTGCTTGGGTTAGATCCAAGGACTACAGGCGAAAAAGTCCAAGAGAAAATTCAAGGCTTAGATCCTAATGATCCTAACAGTCTTTTAAAAGCGGCTCAGGCTCTTGAGTCCATTGATCCTATGCGCGCAGCTTCTTTGCGACAATTAGCGGCTACGAAACGTAGAGAGAATGAAGACAGATTGGCCGCACAAAAGAGTAAAGAGTTATCAGACAAAGCAGCTCAACTAAATATTGATATAGGTGAGCAAAATCTTTCTGACGCAAGAACCGCCTCAGCAGCTACCGCGAGAAGGCTAGGGAATCTAGAAAATACTGCTCGCTCAATTATGCAAAAAGATCAATTGCTTGGCAATCTCGTCCTTCGTGAGTCGGTCGCTCCAATTGACGCATTGAAACTAATTGAGCAGAAGGAGCAAAACAACAGAGCGACATGGGGCAACTTAGGCGGTGGCGTGATATTCAACACAGGCTCGGGAGAAACTAAGAAAGTTGAGGATCTTGATATTTCTCAATACTACACGGTGACCGACGCAAGCGGCGCGACAAGAGTTATTGGCTTAAGCAAAGACCCGAACAAGCCGGTAGCTCTGAATGTGAGCTTAAATGACTTGGCTAAAATGCAAGCCGGTGGACAGATTGAATCTACTATTGCGGGTGATGGGTCAGTTGCTGAGCAAGGAACTGTAGCTAACGTAGCCTTGCCCGCGTCCTTAGGCGGGTCAACTACACCGCCTACTAGTCAGCCCGCAAGTACTATCGACCCTAGGGCTGCAATAGCTAAAGTAAACAATGTTAGAAAGAGTCTTGCCACAGCTCGCGAGGTTCTTGATGACTCTATTGTTGCATCAGGGCGCATGCCGGCACTTATTAGCTCGTTAGGTTCTCCTGTATTAGATGCCATAGCATTGCAGCCGCAAAGAGAATTGGATCAACTCTTTAACACGGTCAATGCAAATATTGCCTTTGACGAACTCGCCAAAATGCGTGCTCAATCCAAGACAGGCGCAGCGCTAGGTAACGTCTCGAATATAGAATTAGAGTTATTAAGGTCGACTGTCGCTGCTCTTTCCACACTTCGAGACCCTGAACTACTTAGGATAGCGATGAATGATGTTGAGAGACATTATAATAACTTCCTTGCTCTAGAACTAGGCGCCGAATCAGGATTGGAATTGGATTTAGATTTATCTAACCCTATCTACCAAGGATTAATTAAAGCCGGAGCCAATAATGAGCTGTATTACGCAGAACTTGACGAAAATGGCGACCCTGCATTAAATGAAGATGGCCAACAAATTTGGTTTCGTCGACGAGCGGCTCAACAGTCAACTATCGAAGAATTATAGTAAGGAAGCATTATCATGAGTGGAGAAAACTCCGACAATTTTGAAAAGGTATATGCTACAGGCTCTGAGCTAGACTTTCTAAACAGGTCTACAACGGAGGGTGACCAAGTCCCCGAGGCATTGAATTCTTACTTAAATGATTCTGCTCTATCTGACGCTGAGTGGTATGACGATCCTACGATGGCTGCCATGATGTTTTTGGACGGTGTAACCTTTGGATTTTCAGATGAGATGGCGGCAGGAGCAAGTGCTGCTATGAATGTGCTTGCGGGGTCTGATAAGGATTACGCCTCTTTGTACAACGATACAGTGATAAACATGGAGGCAGAAAGAAATGCGTACCAAGCGCAATTCCCTGTCGCCTCTATGGCGCTTAATGTTGCCGGTGGACTAGCTCTAGCTCCAATCTCCATGACAGGAAATCTAGCGCGAGTTGCAGGAGCCGGAGTGACGGCCGCTTCTCGTGTTGCCCCGACAGCGACAAAAGCTCTAGCGCAAGCTACATCGGGGATATCTCCTGCTGTATCAAGCGTAATCTCGCGAGTTGCCCCTGTGGCAGCTCCGCTAGCTGAGATAGGCGCGACAGGCGCATTAGCGGGTGTGGGATATGCTCAACAAGGAGCCGATTTAGAGCAAGCAGCAGTTGACGGCCTAACAAGCGCTTTATATACGGGCGTGGCTTTAAAAGGCTTAGGGAAAACAGTGGACATTGCGTCTAAGCAACGTGTGGCAAGAAACCTTAGGACTGAGAAAGGCTTTGAAAGCTTAAATATAATTGGTAGTGACGGGACTCTTGAAAAATTATACAGGGGCGTCGTAAAAGATTTGCCGATTGCGAAAGGGTTAATAGCTGCGCAGAACAAAAAATTTATTGCGCCACTCGAGTCTCGGGTAAAAGAAGGAGAGGCAAGGGTTAGTATGCTTCGCGAAAAGAACAACCTAAACGCTTATTTAGGTAAAGAAGAAGCATTTGCAGCAAAGTTGCTAAAAGACCAAGAAGCGAAAGCCGCTAAGGGGCTAACAGAGAGTCAAAAACTTTCTACCCAAAAGATAGCTGATCAGCATAACACTGTGTTGGCGGCACAAACCGCCAAGATCAACCAAAGATTAATTGATGCAACAAAGGAATTTAGAATCAAGGCATTTGATAGTTCGATGCCCGCATCAGCAGGGGTAGTGGGTAGAGCTAAAATATTATCAAAACCTAATACCAATGATGCTTTCTCTGAGTTAAGTCAAACGTGGACTAACAAAGGGTTTGAAGTGATTAAGAGCAAAAACTTTACACTTGACCCGCAACTTTTAATGGAAAAAATCAGAACTCGCGTTGGCGCTGAGCTTGACGACGCCGAGGTGCTTTATGGTCTAAAGCCGGCAGAAATCAACAATATGATCGGAACTTTTATCACGAAAAATCTTGATGAAAAAGGAGTGATATCAGGAAAGTCTGTTCAAGATTTACGCAATAAAATCTCATCATCTGCCTACACTAAGTCCGACAACCTGAAACAAGTTGGTGTTGCGCAAGTGAACCGCAAGATATTGGACGAATTGAATTCAGCTATTAAGAGTCAACTTTCTCCAAGCCAACAAAAAATGCTCGCTCAGGATATGTCCTCCTATCAGCATTTCATCACCCTAACAGACGCGGTAGCAAGTGCGTCAGTGAAAGGGGCTAAAGGCGCATTTGATTCACAGCAATGGCTTGCGGCATTAAAAAGAAACACAGGAGCGAGAAAGTTTAGCGCAGGGCAAGGAGTATTGTATAAAGAGGCGAATGAATTAAATGGTGTCGCGTCTGATGTGGCAGCTCAAACAAAGAAAGCTGCTGATATCTCAGGAGTACTACAGAAAACAAAGATCGAAGCTGCAATGGGAGTTGTAAACAAAGAAGCGTCCGATTTAAATAAAAAGTTTATGAACGAAAAACTGATTAACATGGACGTTGCCAAGGCCGAATATGAAGCAGCAATGAAAATGTTAGCAAAAAACACGGAAGAGTTGCAGCAGTTAAAAACATTGATGCCTAATAAGGCAAGCAGTATCTCGAACTACACCCCCGCGGCAGTAATGATTGGTCTAGCCCAAACTGTGGATGGCGGCTTCTCAGGTGTATCTGCCGCTGCTACAGGCGCAGCAATAAGTAAGTTCTTAGGTAGTGAGTTTGGTCAAACATTGTTGGCGGGGCAAACGCAAGCTCAAAGAGCTGTAGCCTCAGGGTTGCAGAAGTCTAGGGGCGCAACAAGCAGAATAGGCGCAGCAGCACAAAGGGAAACAGTTCGCCAAGAGTCTAGCGATCCAAATCTTCAGGAAAAGTTGATGACGGCAAGGATAGGTAGTCCGTCTGCGAAAGCCGCCTTGTTTAGACAGCTTTCTGTGACAGGAGAGCTTGAAAGATTAAGGTCTGTAGACTCCGCAAGCTACAAAGCTTTAGAAGAGGCTTGGAGGGCTCAATCTCAAAACTAAAACTTAGGGACGCGCCTCTCGCTAATCGGAGCGAGGGGCGATTCATTTTCCTCATTCTCAATTAGAAAGTCGCAGAAGTGTTTGATCTTGCGAAGGTCTTCAACCCCCCCTTTCGCTTTCCACCTCGAAATATATTTTACAATCGCTCCCTCACAGAACGGCATGTCATTCGCGAGGATATACTCAATGGGTTGTATCTTTAGCTTCTTGTAGTGGTCACCCGCTACTTGATGGTCTGTAGCACTCATACGTCCCACTCCTTAATGAACACCCCGTTAGGCTGCATCTTTCCTTTGCGATCTTTGATGTCATCGTATGCTACCTGCAAGCATTCGGCTAGCGTGGTCTCGTGCATCAAAGCGATGTTGTTTAGTACGACCAAGCAGTCGCCTATGTCATCCTTCACATCCAAGCCTTTCGCGAGGTTGTCTGTGAGTTCACCTATCTCTGAGACTAGCTTTAATCCCTGTACCTGAGGGTTGCTGTACTTAAGAATCCCACGCACCTCGCTCCACCGAGTGCACATGTTAATTAGCTGATGGATATTTATGTTCAATGTAAAACCTCCGAAGATACTGTGTGCATGTAGCCGCCCTTGCGGATAAATGTTTTGTAGCGATTAGTCATTGAGTCAGTTGATGTTATGAACGCATGCATCTGTTCGAGCGCCATAGTCATAGTACATACCGCATCACGGTCATCACCCTCTGCCTCGGTTATAAACTGTGTAACCCAATCATCTAGCTCATCGAGATCCATTACCTCAAAGCTAACTTCTATTTCGTCATCCATCATCATCCCTCCAAAACGGTAAAGTCTTTTAATTTAAAATAACAACAGGGCTCGATGTCATCGGGATCGTTGCGGTCTTTCCGGCCTCCCATTTTCAGCTCGTAGGGGGCGTTATCTAACTGAATAAATGCTTGCTTGTTGCTCCATTGCACAACGAGAAATGATTTTAATTCTGTGTTACGGGATAAATCTTTAGCCGCCATCACCTTCGCGAGAGATATCATGTATTCATCGTAATGCTCAAAGGGAATCGTTCGGCATTTAAGTTCCACCCATGCAGAGATTTGGCTATCTTTCCATACTGCATAATCTAGCATGTACTTGATGGGTAGCTTTTTCAGTTTGCATTGCCATCGTTTTTCTAAGCGCTCTGCCAGAGCGTGTTCTTTCTGCAATGATTTATTGTTTTCGTAATAAGGTCTGCTCATGCGATCCTCCTCTCATGTTTGCGTATCAGCTCGGTAAACTCTGCTAGCAATTGCTCGTAGTCTGCCTTGTATCTCTTAACAGGGGACGACTTTTTAGCAATCATGTCCTTGACAAAGTCTCTTCCATACATGTCTTCCATCCACATCGTATATTCTTGAGCAGCAGAACCATGCCTCATCCCCCACATATTACACCCTGCACATTGAGGATGGATGTTCTCTATCTCTAATGCCCAGTAAGACGAGTTGCCCTTGGGGATAAAGTGTCCACCCTGCATGTCCTTGTAGTGCTTTGTAACGCCGCAGGAGACACAAGAGCAGTAACCTTGATCATCTGCCGCAGCTATCCTCGCGAGCTTCTGTATCGCCCTGTAGCATTCCTGCTTGAGCTGTGCCGAGGTCTTGGTCTTGGGTTTAGACTTGCGCTTTACGCGCCTATTGATCGCTCTTGGCATCCCAGTTTCTCTCGTGAAGCAATGCGAACATGGTCTTCTCGGCTCGGATCTGGCTAGCTGTATTCATTTTATCGTAGCGCAGCTTGAGTAGAGCCATGCTGAACAGCTTCGACATGACAGAGTATGTCTTAGAAACAGCCTTCACATCTTCCGGTGGACTGTACTGTGGTTGATCATTCATAATGCTTTCTCGTTCAGCGCGCTTGGTTATAAAAGATATGACGACCAATCTTGCGGCTAATGTTTAGGTTGTCTACCCAGTAGGGATGAACGTCATCTCTGTGATAGTAAGTAGCGCCGCTTGTTATGTCAACGAGATTAGCCCAATTTACCGCGATACTGAGGGCTAATGTGTATGCCCCTTGGTCTAGTATTACTTCGGGCTTACCGTCGCAGTAATAGCTAAAATGGCACTGATTACGGAGCATGTTACCCCGCCATGACCGGCCTTGTTTAACTACCTCGCAAGGTGTGTCGGGGAATCTAGGTGATGCGACCCGATTCATTATGGTATTCGCTACTGCGACCTGCCCATCTAATGGTTCAGACCTAGCCTCGAAGTAGATAGCCATTGCTATGCATGCGACCTCAAGCATCGGGCTTCCTCCCTGCTTTCCTGTGATGAAAGCCTACCTCGATGTGTCGGCGCTTAGGTTTAGGTGCACCGCCGTGCTTCTTGCGCACCATGTACTTGTCACTGAATGGGAAGACGTAATACAAAACCCGCTCATCATTCGCGCACCATTCTGCTTCCTCCAACGCGCGGCTGAAGTCATCGAAGATAATCATTTGCGCGAGGGGAACGGGACGTAAACATTAAACTTAGTGCTGAGCAGGTGGCTCAGGTGCTTGTGTATCTCGTCGTAATCAGAGGCCGACACATCTGAACTAGACTTCTCGCCTGTGACTGCGGACTGAATCGGCTTCCATAAGTACTCTTTCACGAGCTCGGTAGTCCACGGAATCTCGGCGCCCTGCTTCAGGGTTTTCTTCATGTCTAGCCCCTCGGCGTTTAGTTTCTCTGACATCAGTCGGCAGTACACATGCAGCGCGTTGTTCTGCTGCGAGGTTCTAGTCTTGCCCGCCTTCCACTTAAGGGTTACATACTTCTTTTCTTGGTATAGATTCGTGATGTGCTCCACGAACATCTTGAGTGCGTGGTCGCTGTTGACCACCCAAAATTCCCCTTGATTAATATCCTTCATTTGTTCTTCGCCCCTTTAAACGAGATATCAAATACTGTTTTCTCTAGCGAGTGCTTGGTTGAGAATGTTTGCGGAGGATACACTGTGACTTTGCCGCCCTTGGCTAGGTACACCTTGATCTCTTCGGCCAATTCCTCGCGCGTCTTATCGTTACTCCGTGTCGGCTGCGCCATCTTCATCTCCAAAACGAACAACCTCATCGAGCGATAACCCTAGCGCGTTACACGCCTTGATAAACGTGTCGGCTTGCATGTTCTTTTGCGCGAGCAGGTGTGAGTAGTTCGATCTATCCCACCCGATAGCTGCGGCGATGTCTTTGTACAGAAATCCCGT